ATATTCGCAAGGCTTTCTCTCAGATACTTGATAACTTGTTTACATTTTTTAAAAACTTGGAGGTGGAAATTGAAAAAATTGAGCGACGAAGAACTCAAAACGTTAGACAGAGAACTTTTCAAATTTCAAAACATTCAACGCACAATAGATTTAAGAAGGCTAGAATTAGAAACCAGAAATCCAGATGCTCAAAGTGGACCTAGCGTAGGGATAAGCAAACCTACCGAAACCATCGCAATCAGAATCGCAGATGATCCAACCTTAAAATTTCTCGAAGGGTTCAAAGCTATTATTAACAAACTCTTGATCAATCTAGTTGATGAAGATAAGGAAATCTTTAATCTGCGCTGGAGATATCCTCAACTGAGATGGGAAGAAATAGCAGAACAGAAATTCATGAGCAAAGCCACAATTTATAGGAGGAGGAGGATTATCTTAGAACAGTACGCCATACTGAAAGGTGAGTTGTAAACAAGAATGAGACAAAAGATATCTTGAAGTCTCACAAAAAAAGGTTTATTATGATAGCATGAACTTCTGAAACAAAAACACACATCACACTTTAGGAGTCATCCTTAATTCTAGTCAGAAAAGTTGTCCAACAGAAGTATCGTCAAGAGTCAGCAAATGCTGGCTTTTTGTTTTGGGAAAGGAGGTAGAACATGGAATTTGTATCACCGATAAAAGATAATGATGATATTCAGGCAATGAAAGATTATCTCAAAGAGTGGAATGAGATGTACTATATGCTATTCATTACAGGCCTGAATACTGGTTTGCGAGTCGGAGATATACTTACCTTGAAAGTTAAAGATGTTCAAGGCTGGCACATCAAACTGAGAGAACGAAAGACTGGCAAGCAGATAACAAGACGGATGACAAAAGAACTCAAGAAAGAAATGAGAAGATATGTCGAAGACAAACCATTTCATCATTTCTTATTCAAGAGTAGGCAAGGGAAAAATAAAGCAATCACTCGTGAGAGAGCCTATCAAATTATTCATGAGGCTGCTGAAGAACTTGGCATTGATAATGTTGGAACACATACAATGCGAAAAACGTTTGGTTATAAATATTACAACAAGACAAAGGACGTAGGGACATTGCAGAAAATGTTCAATCACTCATCGCCTGCAATCACTCTGAGATACATAGGGATAGAGCAAGCAGAGCTTGATGACGCTTTACGGAACTTTGTCATTTAATTTTTTTAGATATTACTTTAACATAATGAGTTAAGCATAAACTGAAAAAATGAAACGCTTTAAAACCCATGATTAGTAAGGGTTTGAGATTTAGAGTGAGTTTAACAAAATATAAGATATGTGAAAGTGAGAGGTAAAATTGGTATAGTTGGAGGATGAAACATTGGGATTATTTTTAGGATATCTAGTTGTCTATTTTTTAACCTTAATTTTTTTAGTCGTTATTTTTGATTGGGGGAAAAGTGATGTATTAAAGTTAGTTGAGAACGGATTGATATTTCTTTTCTTACCACTCGTATTTCTTTTTGTATTAGTCTATGATTTTATAAAGAAAACAAGATGAGACAAAAGACATCTTGAAGTCTCACAAAAAAAGGTTTATTATGGTAGCATGGTTTTCTTGTATGAGAGGGGATAGGTCACTGGCCTGTCCCTTTTAGCATTGAGAAAGGAGGTTTGCTATGTACAACAAACCTATCAGACCATCCTTGAAATCTAAGAAGTGGGAGAAGTTCCGTGATAAGATTATGCGGAAGTTCGACTATCTTTGTCAGGAAAGTTTGAGGTATGGAATTTCAGTAGCAGCTGAAATGGTACATCATATCTTCCCTGTATCTGAATATCCTGAACTTGAATTCGTCGAGTGGAATTGTTTGCCACTAACAAACAAGAAACACAATACGTTTCACGATAGAAAGAATGATAAGATTATCAATCAAGGATTATTTTGGCAAAGAAAGAGAAAAAAGGAATTTGAAGAATTTTATGGATACCCCCCACCTCTTTAAAAATTCATTTTGGCCAGTAGGGTACCGGTGAAGGGAACTTTTTCCAAGTCGGGAGGCTTCAAACAAAAAGGGGGTAAAAACTAAGCGATTTTGACGAAAGGAGGTAGTTTTTGGCTAAACCAATTACAGCAAAGTCGATTAAGTCAAAAGTGGTCAAGCAGATGAAAGACTTGGGCACTTATCGTAAAGAGTTTGAAATGATCATTGACATCTTTGCAGGTATGCTCTATCAGTATCAGAAACTTGCTCAAGATTATGCTGACATGGGTTATCCAGTAACAGACACCTACGTCAATAAGGCTGGTGCTGAAAATGAGCGCAAAGTTCCAATCCTGACAGCAATGGAAATTTTGAGGAAAGACATCCTCAGCTACTCTAATCAGTTGATGATGAATCCGAAGTCGCTCGGTGAGGTAGTAGAACAGGAAGGTGATTCAGTTCTTACTGAGGTCCTGAAGTTCAAAAACGAAATCAAGAAGAAGCGAGTGACTGGCAATGGGTAATATTGATAAAGCGAAAGATTATGCTCGGCACGTCATTTCTCACAGAGAGGAACATTGCGAGGAGAATATTCTTGCAGCTGAACGTTTCTTGCGTGATCTTGAAAATCCTGAGTTTGAAATGGATGAGGATATCGTCGATTTCGTTGTTCACTTCATCGAAAACACGATAGTCCATCAGCAGGGTGATGATATGTTTGCGGTGTCTATCCGTAACAAGCCATTACTCTTGCAACCGTGGCAACATTTCGTAGTTGTGAACCTGTTTGGTTTTTACTATAAGGGTACGAATGAGCGCAGGTTCAAAGAAGCGCTTATCATGCTTGCTCGGAAGAATGGGAAAACCTCGTTTACTGCTGCAATAGCCCTTGCTTATCAGATATTAGACACAGACAGCGGTTCAAAATGCTACATCGTGGCAAACTCTGTTAAGCAAGCGATGGAAGCTTTTGGATTCTTGAAGTTTAATGTGGAGCGATGGAATGACAAGAACATTCGTATCAAGGATAATAACCAGGAACACTCAATCAGTGCTAACTTTGGTGATGAAGGTTCTTTCTTTATCCAAGCTCTGGCAAATGATGAGAGCCGTCTGGATGCTTTGAACGGAAACGTTGTTGTCATGGATGAAGCTCATACGATGAGGAACAGTAAGAAATATGGTCTCATGAAGAAAACAATGTCAGCATACCGAAACAGTATGCTTTTTGTTATCTCTACGGCTGGTGATATTCCTACTGGTTTCCTTGCTAACCGTTTGAAATACTGTCAAAAGGTCCTTAAGCAATTGGTCAAGGATGATTCCTTGTTCATATTCATCTGCAAAGCTGACCAGACGACTGATGGAGATGTGGGCGATTACCTGGACGAGAATGTTCTTAAGAAAGCCAACCCCTCGTGGGGTGTGACGGTATCACTCAAGGCTTTGAGAGAAGAAGCTGAGCAGGCTATGAACGATCCACAGACCAGAAATGAGTTTTTCAATAAAACTTTGAATGTCTTTACAAACTCAATGAACGCTTATTTCAATCCTGATGAGTTTATTGCTTCAGACAGTCGTTACGATTGGACCTTAGAGGAGTTGGCACGCTTGCCTATCCAGTGGTATGGTGGTGCTGACTTATCAAGATTGCACGACTTGACTGCCGCTGCATTATATGGAGTCTATCATGATGGTGAGAAAGACGTTGATATTTGTATCACACATGCTTTCTTTCCTCGTGTCAATGCTCAAAAGAAAGCCAATGACGACGGTATTCCACTTTTTGGGTGGCAGTCTGATGGTTGGCTGACGATGAGCAACACCCCAACCGTTCTCTATGATGATATTGTTAAATGGTTCATCAAGATGAGGGAGAAAGGGTTCAAGATTGCTGCTGTCGGAATGGATAGGAAGTTTGGTCGTGAGTTCCTGGCCAAGATGAAACAGGCTCGGTTCAAGATGATTGACCAACCTCAGCTTTTCTATCTGAAATCAGAGGGATTCAGACGGATTGAGTTCAAAGTTAAGAATAAAGAGTTTTACTATCTTCATTCTGATGCTTACGAATACTGTGTGAGCAATGTTAGAGCGATTGAAAAGGTGGATGATGCTGTGCAATATGAGAAATTAGATGGTGACGGTGGTACTGCAAGAATTGACTTGTTCGATGCCAGCGTTTTTGCTTGCATTCAGGCTCTTGCTAATCTTGGTAAGAATCAGAATGTCATGAGCTTCTTTGATTAGAGAAAGGAGGTGAGGAAAGATGGGGTTTTTAGATAGGTTTTTGAAACGTGGTAAGAGTCGAGGTGGAACGAATGTTATCACTCATTCAGATTTTGGACTTTATATCGACGGTGATAGCTATGTGCCTTTGGCTCGCAATCCTGATGTGATTGCTGCGGTCAACAAGATTGCTGACATGGTATCGAACATGACTATTCACTTGATGGAGAATACCGATAAAGGAGACATCCGAATAAAAGACGGGCTAGCTCGCAAGATTGATGTAAACCCATGCGATAATATGACTCGAAAGACTTGGATTTTCAAGATCGTGCGTGACCTGTTGTTGTTTGGTGATGGCAATTCGGTTCTTCATGTCGAATATGATCCTGTGAATGATTACATTTTGAACCTGAGACCATTCTCTATGAGTGAAGTATCGTTCAAGAGTGACGATGTTGGTTATGTTGTGAACTATCGTGGCATTGACTACAACCCAAGCGAAATCGTGCACTTTGTAATCAACCCTGATCCAGACAATCCATTTGTAGGAACTGGATACAGGCTTGCTCTGAGGGATATTGTTAGAAATTTAAACCTTGCTACTCAAATCAAAAAAGGTTTTATGAGTGGCAAAAATGTCCCTAGCTTGATTGTTAAGGTTGATTCTTCGAGTGGGGAATTAGGAACACAAGAGGGACGTGACCAGGTCGCTAAGAAATATCTTAGCACTAGTCAAGCTGGTGAGCCGTGGATTATTCCTGATGCCTTGCTAGAGGTTGAACAGGTTAAACCATTAAGTTTGAAAGATATTGCTATCAATGAATCTGTTGAAATTGACAAGAAAACAGTTGCTGGGCTTTTGGGAGTTCCAGCTTTTATTTTGGGAGTTGGTAGCTTTGACAAAGAAGAATACAACAACTTTGTAAATACAACGGTCATGAGCATCGCTACGACAATCACTCAGACCTTAACAAGAGACTTACTCGTTTCAAACAATCGGTATTTCAAACTGAATGCTCGCTCGCTTTATTCGTATGACATTACAGAATTGTCATCAGTTGCTGAACAGATGACTAAAAGTATGGCAATGCGTCGAAACGAGTGGAGGGATTGGCTTGGGATGCCACCTGATCCTGACATGGATGAGCTCCTTGCTCTTGAAAATTATCTACCGCAAGACAGACTTGGGGACCAAAAGAAACTGAAAGGGGGTGAGGAAGAGAATGAACAAACGGAATAGTTATCGGACTGCTCAGTTCAAGACACGAGAAGAAAGTGATACTGGTGATTTGATTTTGAGTGGGTACTTTATCAAGTTTGATGAAGTAACCGAACTGTGGCCTGGTTATTTTGAAGTGATTAAGCGTGAGGGTGTTGAAAAAGCCATTAAAGGAGCTGACATCAGGGCATTATTTAACCATGATGATAGTTTGGTGCTTGGTCGGACTGGTAATGGAACGGTCATTTTGGGAGTTGATGAAATTGGACTTTACGGTGATATCATCATCAACAAAGATGATCCGCAAGCTGTTGGGGCCTATGCTCGTGTTCAGCGTGGTGATGTGATTGGATGTAGCTTTGGTTTCATCCCAATCAAAATCAATACGGAAGAACAAGCAGATGGTTCGTACCTGGACACTATCTTAGAATTAGAAATCTTTGAAGTGAGTCCATGTACTTTCCCAGCCTATCCACAAACGGAAATCGCTGCACGACAGAAAGACTTTGAAAGTCAACAGCGTGCTAATCGTGAAGCGCTGGACAAGCGCAAGAAAGAAATTAAGGAGAAATTTAACCTATGCACAAATCATTGATTTTAGGCGCTCGTATGCGCAACAAAGCAGAAAAAGTGGTAGAGCTTGAACAATCAATCGAAGAATTGAACAAACGCTCTGAACTTGAAGCGAAGAAATTGGAACAAGCTGGAAATGATGAAGAAGTTTCAACAGTTGAAAAGAACCTGGAAGACATCCAAAAAGAATTGGATGAAAAATTGGCAGAAAAAGAACAACTTGAAAAGGAAATCGAAGATTTGCAAAATCAAGTTGAAGAATTGAATCGCAAAGCCCCGACTTATCCAAGTCAAGAAAAACGTGGAGGACAGAAATTGGAACAACGTGACGCAATTGCTAAATACATTCGTACTGGTCAAACTCGTGACATCACAGGTTTGAAAACTACTGATTCAGGAAGCGCAGCTTTAATCCCTACTGAAGTTTTGCAACCTCATTTTGTTAACAAAACACGTAATCCACTTTTGGATCTTGTGGAACGTGTGAAAGTTAACAGTGGATCTGGTAAATATCCACTTATCAAGAAAACTGATGGTGTAATGGTTTCAACAGAAGAATTGAAATCAAATCCAGAACTCGGAAAACCAGCAATCAGTGAGATTGATTATTCAATCAAGACTTACCGTGGATATGTCCCTGTGTCACAAGAAATGATTGACGACGCAGACTATGACATCATGTCCATTGTTGAAGACGAAGTATTCAACCAAGGTGAAAACACTGAATTGTCATTAGTTACAGCCGTACTCAAAACAGCTACCCAAGCAGATGCGTCTGGATTTGATGGCATTAAAGACATCTACAATAAGAAGCTTAAATCAATTTACAAAGCAAGCATCGTTGTAACTAAGTCAATGTTTGCCGCACTTGACAAGGTGAAGGACAAAGATGGGCGCTACATGCTTCAAACTGATGTAGCTTCACCTACTGGCTATTCATTTGGTGGGAAAACAATCTACAAAGTAGATGATACAGTGTTTGGAAATGAAGGAGACATGAAATTCTTCATCGGAGATGTAACTGAGTTCGTCAAAGAGTTTGACCGCGCCCAAGTATCCGTTAAATGGGTGAACAATGACATTTACGGACAATTGCTTGGACTTTTCATCCGTCTGGATATTAAGAAAGCAGATGAAGAAGCTGGATTCTTCGGAACATACACTGATGTTGTAGCTTAAGGAGGTAGCGTATGAGCTATAAAGTAATTCGTCCTTTCAAGGACTTGGTTGATCCTGAAAAACATGACTATGCTGTTGGCGATATCTTCCCTCGTGAAGGATATGAGCCAACAGATAGCTTTACCAACGGCCTTTTGACTGGTGCCAACACTGCTGGCTCTATCTTCCTTGAAGTTTTGGGAGATGATGAATCTAAGAAACCAGCTCCTGAAACAAAAGAAGTGAAGGAAGAGCCCGCAGTTGAGCAGGAAGAAACAGTTGAGGAAACTGCTGAAGAACCTGCTAAGGAAGTTGAGGAGTAAACATGAACGAAGGTCAGCTTTTAGAATTGCTGAAGCTTAAGTTGGGGATTTCAACCGACTTAAGAGACAAGCCGTTAAAAAAAATCATTTCAAGTGTCATCACTGAATTGACCGATAACCTCGGTATCGAGCTTGTTGGTGAGCGTGCTGACCATGAAATGTTTATCGTTGACTATGCTGCCTATCGCTATGAGGGTGGGGTGGATATGCCACGTCACCTTCAATGGCGACTGCATAATTTACAGATAGCATCAAAGAAAGAGGTCAAGAATGTGGAATCATGAAATCACGCTGATCTCTAAGAAAGTCACAGGTAAGGACAAGCTACTACAACCAATCTCTGAAGATGTTGAACTTACTCTCTTATGTCGCAAAAAGAGGGTTACTCGCTCTGAATTTTATCAGGCGAACCAAGTAGGGCTAAAACCGAGCTTGGTCGTTGAGATTCGAAATTTTGAGTATGAGAATCAGGAGTTTGCGAAGTTTGAAGGCAAGCAATATCGTATCTTAAAAACCTATCCTATCGATTCTGAAATTTTAGAGTTGACTTTGTCAGAGGTCTTGAAATGAGTAATGACCTTGCTGATTTGATAGCAAAAGAGCTTGCAGCTTACTCTGATGAGGTTACTGAAGAAGTGGATAAGATTGCAGAGCAAGTAGCTGATGAGACTGTGGATGAGTTGAAAGAGACAAGTCCGAAACGGTACGGAAAGTATCGTAGAAGTTGGAAAAAGAAGAAGTTGGCCAATGGCTCTTTTGTTGTGTTCAACGCAGTTGCAAGTCTTACTCACATACTGGAGAACGGGCACCTTTCAAGAAATGGTGGTCGTGTCGCTGGTATTGTTCACATCAAGCCTGCTGAAGAAAAAGCGATTCAAAACTTTGAGAAGCGAATCAAGGAGATTGGAAAATGAAGCTATCAGACTTTGCTGCTATTTTGGAACAGGCAAACTTGCCTGTCACTTATCGAGCGTTTAAAACTGGAAACGCTCCTGACCTACCTTACCTGGTCTATTATGAATCGAGTCCAGCCATCAATGCAGCCGACAACACGGTTAATCATCAGATTAAGAGCGTGACAGTTGAGCTGGCTTTTGAGAGTAAGGATGAAGATTTGGAAGAACGTCTGGAAGAGCTGTGGACAACCCACGAGCTCTTTTTCGATGTTCAAGAAGAAACATTTATTGAGACTGAAAGACTCTATGTCAAGTCTTATACGGTCTATCTATACTAAGGAGGAATGACATGACTCAAGAAAATAAAGTAACCTTTGGTTTAAAAAATGTTCACGTTGCGCCAATCAAATCAATTGGTGCAGATGGAGTGATTGCTTACGATGAAATTTTCCGCTTTCCTGGAGCAATGGAATTGACATTGGATCCAAAGGGTGAATCAACACCAATCAAAGCAGACGACATCGATTATCACTTCATGAACTCAAATGAAGGGTATGAAGGGAAATTCAAAATCTCTCACATTATTGAAATGTTTGCGACTAAGATTTTGGGGGAAATCAAAGATGCTCAGACGGGTGTTTTGACTGAAAAAGCTGATGCAGAATTCACATCATTTGCCTTGATGTTTGAATTTTCAGGGGACAAGAATAAAACACGTCACGTCCTTTACTACTGTTCAGCAAGCCGTCCAGGCAATGGATCAAAAACCAAAAATGGTACAAACGTCAACGAGCGTGAACTTGGCTTTAAGGCAAGTCCTCGTCCTCTGGATTCAGTTGTTAAACGTTCTATCACATCAGCTGATAATAAAGAAATTTATGACAACTGGTTCAAGAAAGTGTATGAACCTACTGCCGTTGCAGCTTAAGGAGAAGATCTATGCGTAAAATCGTTTTGGTTGGCGATCAGGAGTATGAGTTAGGAACTAATGGCTACACTCCTATTGCCTACAAGCAACAATTTGGGAAAGATTATTTTCAAGATTTGTTCTCAATGTTGAAAAATCAATCATTCATGAATGAATTGAACAAGCTAGAAACTGACAAGGAGTTGACAGCGACTAATATTGATATTTCGATGTTGTCAGATTTTGACATGACCTTTTTCAACCGTCTTTTTTGGACCTTTGCTAAATCTGCAAATCCTCACATCAAGCCTTATGAACAATTCTTCATGGAAATGGAAGTCTTTCCGATTCAGGAAGTTGGGCCTGTGCTGATGGAAATGCTGAATGCGAGCATGACGACAAAAAAGCACCAGATGACTCAGAATCAGCTAGCGAAGAAATCTTCACAGTAGAGTCTTATCTGTCCTGCTGTAAAGAAACCGGTCTGTCTATCGATGATCTAAAACACATTTCAATTGGAATGGCTCTAGATTATCAGACGGATTATGTGAATTTACGGAGTGAGGATAAGGGTGGCGAACGGAAGGCCACGCAAGCTGATTTTGACAGTTTTTAAAGAAAAAATGAGTGCTGAGAGAGCGATTCTGAGACCAAGTTCATTGCGCTGACTGCATTATCAGTCGTAGAAATTCTCTCAGCGCTTTTCTATTTTTTATGAAAGGAGGAAATATGGCAGGAAATATCAAAGGTATCAAAATTGAAATCGATGGCGACACGCAACCTTTACAGAAGGCGCTAAAAAATGTCAATAAGGCTGCTACTGATGCGAGTCAGGAGTTGAGACAGATTGACAAGGCCTTGAAGTTTGATACAGGGAACGTAACGCTCCTAACTCAGAAGCAAGAAGTTTTGCAAAAGCAAGTTTCGACGACTAAGGAGAAATTGGAAACATTGAGACAAGCTCAGTCTCAGGTTGAAGAACAATTCAAAAAGGGAGATATTGGCGCAGATCAGTATCGAGCTTTTCAACGTGAAGTTGAAGTCACTCAAAATGTCTTAAAAGGATATGAGGGTAAGCTTGCAAGTGTGAACCAGGCATTATCTGGAAACGGTCAAGCGACAGAAAACAATATCAGTAAGCTAAACAATTTGCAGAATGAACAGAGCCAACTAGCATCCGAGATGGAAAAGGTGACAAGTTCATTTAAACTGCAAGAAAGTGCTTTAGGTTCAAACGCTAGTGAAGCTGAGAGAAATGCTCTTGCTCAGAAAAAAATTGGCGCACAGTCTGATATTGTCAATAAGCAGATTTCAAACTTAGAACGACAACTGGAGCTCACCAAAAAAGAATTTGGTGAAAATTCCACACAAGCCAATAAAATGGAGTCTGAACTGAATCAAGCTAAGACTGCATTAAATCATCTCAACAATGAGATGAACCAAACTAAATCGTCTGCCGATAACGCTCAAGACGGCATGACAGCAATGTCAAACACTATCCGAGCAGAAGCACTTCAGCGAACGAGTGAGAAGTTGGCAGAGTTGTCACAAAAAATCTTAGAAGTAGGAGCTTCATCTATTGAAGC